ACTATTGAAAATATTGTTTTCACCCATAATACTACTACTACAAGTATAACCCCCAGTCCGTCTGCTAGAGACGCTAAACTCTAGCAATTAATCTAGCCACATCAGTTGCTTAAAGAACCACTTGAGACACTCTCCCACTTAACATCTTTTAGGAATCTTTGATGCTACAACAACTTGGCTAGTATAACAGCAAATCTTCGTATTTTAAGTTATAAGTGGTTTTTACGCCCATACTTAATTGATTTGTTTGCTATTGTTACAACTATTTCATCATTAACAGAGGCTATATTCTAGTGCTCAGCGCGTTAATAGAAGTACTTTTACAGTAGCATGAGTTTGTTGTAAATCGTCTTGATACGACACATCTAAAATGACATATCACGATTATGCTTTTGGGGACAATGTTGTCCTCGAAAGAGATCAAGCACTAGAATTCGAAAGTTTTATCATCAAATTTTTCAAATTCTGGCTCCCATTATTTCTGTTTATGCTATTTGTTTTCCATAACATTATTCGGCATATCATGTACTATCCATTTGTTGGACCTGTTTCAGACAATGTTCTGAAACGCTGCATCCAATGGATAACCTTTTTGTGCACGCGCAGATACCTGTACTATCAAGTACCCAATTTTGCACGTGATGAGTCTCGTCTAAACATCTTTCTCCACAATGATTTTGCACGCATAGACAGAAATACCCTTAATGGATATTGTAAAATATGTAATCTATATGGACATACCCACACTGATAAACATAACCCTACCATAGACGCACTAGTTTTAGCTAAAACTTGTAAAATATTTCGCTACAATGATAAGGTTACTAAACCATTAGCCTATACTGTACATAATATACGGGCTTATGAAAAGAACACCAAATCATTTGTTGAAACTTTTGGTACTAACACTACAAATATCCCAACTAAATATGCCCTAGCACCTAAGAAAGCAATTTGCGGCCTTACCACTATTGAATCTAACCTAGGACCTATTTATGTAAATAACACTATAGCTTACCCACATCTAGGCTTTATTGCATATGATAATAAACAACAGCTCCAGGAACTACTGGCTAATCTAACTATAGTTTTGGACACATTTATGGTTTATACACAATATGAGCTAGATGATACAACTATTAATATACGTAAAAGTAACGTAATGCTAAATTTCGTAAATGATTTTGATTTGACCTGTGCCTTAAATAACGAGCTTAAAGATCCTCGTACCCCTTGGTTGCTCAAAGCTAAGAAAAGTTCAAACAAATCAAACGAATTAGAAGATGACACTGAAGCTGAAGAAACCCTAAAATCAAAGCGCAAAGGTAAATCAGGTGAGTTTAGCAAAACCTCGAAATCACGTAAAGAAACCCACATACAAAATTCAAACGATGCCGAAACACCTGAAACACTTAAGACCGCCACTGCAGAAAATGTAGCTCAAAATGGTCTACAAAACGCATCTGCGTCCACTAAACAAAAGCGCAAGGGAAAATTAACACCACAAACACAGCTCCTTGATCATACACTAAATCAGACACGCTTAGCTCATCGTACTCCATATTTAAAATTTGGACCCACTTACATGACACTACTATTTCTTACTTTTGTTATGATCCCTGCTCAAGCTACTATTTGCACTCATTATGAACCAGTTGCACAAGAAAATCAATATTGTGAATATGTGCAAAATGTAACCAGCCCAAAATATCTCGCTTATGCCAATTATGAACATTTGAATACGAAATGTTTTTCCACTGATGGTGCTGAGTATAAGGATCTAGTACGTTTATCTGTATCTAATGTTTTAAATTTGAGTAACTTAATCAAGCCTATCCCAAAAGATGATTATATACTCAAGGCTTTCTCCGATGCCCTGCCTCTGAACACACACATTTTATCTGATTATAATACCAAGTTGGATTTACAAATTCTTATGCAATTTTACAACTTGAATGGATCTAATGTTGTGTATGTTGAAACTTATTCAGAGAGTGAAGATTATGCCGGTAAGGTTGTACAATTGTTGGCCCAAAGTACAGGAGACATTTGTGAAAAACCCACTTGCATATTATTTACTGGCTTAGACACCACTGCTAGAGATGTGGATGTGAAAGTAACAGAGCGCTTAGTTAAACGTATAAAACACCAGGAACATGGAAAACCACTACATATCAAACCCTCTTGTGGTAAGAAATGCTATTGCATGTATAAACCTGAAATTAAACCAGAAATTGTAGAAATCAAAAAATTTACACCACAGGCTGATTTCTATACGCAACTTAGCTATTTCCAAAATTATGAACTTCGTATGTATGACGATTTTGATGCGGGTGTATTACGGTATAACAATTATACACTCATCAATTTTGTTTACAACAATGACACTTGCCTTCTATACCTAAAGCACCGTTGTGCTTATAATTTAGAAAACTTCGAGATTACTCGTGTCTATAATGACATTGGTAACTACTTAGAATGCGGTGTGAATCAGGAATTTTGCGAATCTTTGCAACAGGAATTTATTTTTACTGAACCCGAGTTAGTCGTCACTAGTAATCCCATTACTGAAGATCCTACAACTTATTTTAAAGTTTGTGACAATCACTACACGGCATTACAAGCTAAATATCCAATGGTTGAAAAATCGTTTTGGATTAATTTTCTTATTAGTGCTAAGCGTGCTTTAGCCGGTAAAGAACCCGCCACATTCATAATAGTTCATGATTCAACAACAGTTATAAAATCAGTTATTGCTGATGTGATTGCTGTAGCAGAAGAATGTTATGTAAGAACCGCGCTAAAGTTAACACCACAGGACTTTAATTTTACGTTAGATTACATTGAAATTTTAGAAGCCTACCATCCCTTAATTAAGAAGCAGAAAATAGTTCTTATTGAGGATATAGACCAACTCACTGTACCAGCTGCTAGATCCCTCTTTTCATTTTTCGATACATACGACCCTGCTGTTAAAGACGCGTTTATTGTAGGTACGCTTAACCATAAGCGTTACACAGAAACAGTCTCCTTAAACCGCTATAACGATCAAACACCCACATCTTATGTGGAAGATATCTTAAAAGAAAATTGGAAAGCTATGTCAGGTGACATCTTAGTTCCATTAATAGTACGTATAACAGATAACGTTCATATAATTTTGGCTAATCAAGTTATAACCCCAGCTAAATTGGCTACACCAGAGTCAAATATTCCTACTTTGAATAATACATCTAAAGTTATCAATACGTTTACACATTATTCCGCACATATCCTACGCACAGTAGGTGATGACAGTACGCAAGCATATAAATATCTTAATAATTCAGTGAATAATTTCACTAGTTATGTTTCAGGATCCGCATATAATTTTTACGATTATGTACACACAGCCCTTAAAACCACTAAGTACCATATATTTAAGCGCTACAACAATATGCTTTCTGCTTATGATGACATTAAGCGTAACATTTACAACAGTTACCCTATACGTCAAGACTTCTACCGCCGGAATGCACACTTATTTGATCTAGGTCGGATGTGTGATTATCTCCACCACTCTGATACTATAGTTTTGTATCAGGATTGTATACACGAGAAGTTAGATACAATTTATGTCATAAAATTACGCTATGGACAAAATGAAAATGCCTTTCATGTACAACCTCTGGAACCACCACACACTAAACAGTATATCTCAGCCCTAAGTGAAGCTATAGGTTTCGAATATCGGGGTAAAAAGTATAACTATTATCGCATGCTGTTTACTAATCCAGAAGAGTATGTTTTAACAATTCGCGAGAATTATTTGGAATACTGTAAATCTTCAACTAGCCCTACACCAGCTTTTGCACCAGATACCAAACTCACATGTTTTGCTTATATTACAGGCTTTAAGGTTATAGACAGTTTTATTGCAGAATTTGGTTTGTTTCTCATGCTATACACCGCCGCCTTAATTATCATTTTGGCAGTAGCAATCACAATTCGCGATAACAACTATATTATGCTCTTGAAACAGTCTATTTGTTTTGCCTATATATTTGGTTCTTTATTATTAACACCTAATGTGTACGGCTCTTATATCTTTGTTACACTCTATAATATGCTACCATATACAGGCGGCACCAGTTATGGTTGCTTGCTTGCTATGTCCACTATTGCAATTACAATCGTAGATTTTCTTGCATATACTACACAAAGATACCGCCCAGAATTTACCAAACATGTCTTGCAGGTAACCACAATCATTTTTGAGATTGTGGTAGTTTCGAGATACATTTTGTTCCCATACATTTTTACTAGCTATGGTTTTGTTCTAACGATCATAGCCAGTTACGTTGCATATCTGATCATCCAAGCACGTCGCCCCAATTATCTTAAATCCACTGTTTCTAATGCCACCGCACATGCGGATTGGGTGGCTTATAGAAATTCAACGCGTGAGAAAACGGATGAAGCAGCAAAATCCAATTTGAGTAAAATCATTAACACAAATGTAGCAGATATTAAAAAGGAACAACTTCTTGAATGTCTATATTTAGCTGCATGCCACCAAGCCACTGTTGCTGCTCAAACTTATAACCCCAAGCACTACTTACATATTCCCAATTATAATACGCGTATTATGTTTGCGCGTGATAATGAGCTTATGAATTATTCGTCAGTGCTATCAACCGATTTAAAGAACAAAAGCGCCGCATCAAACCCCTCTATTTCACACATCGTGCTTGAGTTACCTGTAACCATTAACCCCCTCATCAAATACACTACTAAAACTAGTGTATCCAGTCTGCGAGGAGCAATTGTCAATGGATATATTTATGTTCAGCGACATTTGTTCGGTAGCAAGAAACAAGAATTCGAGGCATGTTATAATAATGGTAAGGGTTTGCTTAATTGCCATAATCTGGAACGCTCAAAATATGATATTGATTCAGCTGAATTAATTGGAACTTTAATTAGAATCCCACTACTCAACGATCACAGTTTTCCAAAGATCAAGTTACATCCTGCACCATTAACTTATAATGGTCCAGTAACACTGTATTTGTCCCGTTATGATACCGAATTGCAAAAAGATGTACTTTGTGTACACACCGGTTTCATTTCTGAAGGACACCACGATATTAAAACTGTGTTTGGAGATTGTGGAGGTATGCTATTTGACCCCAAGGGACGTCTATTGGGCTTGCATTGTGCTGGCTCAGATGATGTCGTTTTTATGGACTTGAATACACATAAGTCTAACATCTGGACAAGCTACAAATTGCAACATCCATCTGAAATTATGATAACACTCAATAGCGAAATTAATTTGCCAAATCCGGAAAATTATGATTTCGAAACATCTAAGGTTGTTTACCATCATCCTTTACGCAACGTAGGTGCTACACTAGAAACTCTTCAGCATTTAACTAATAAGACTAATGCTAAATTATCCTACGACCCACGTTTGTTGTCTGATTTCAACATTACAGCTGAACAATATGTACAACATGGATATAATGTAGATTACAACAATTTTGTCAGTAATTTCAATCGTTACACAACAACTACTATAGGTACCAAAAGCTTCGAAACTTGTATTAAGTATGGACTCATGGATAACAAAAATGTTACTTACAATAACCAAAGTGCTACTAGTGTTAGCGTTGTAGATGCACCCACACGTCTTGATTACATCTTGGATGTGCTCTATGTGCTATTGTACATGTTTACACATACACACCCCGCCTTTTATATAGCAGCATTTTGTGTATTTTGTTTGTTCTTTGTTAAAATGAATAAATATTTAAAAATGGTCCTTATTACCATAATCTTTATGATACCCGACTTATACATCAATTATTATTATGGCCTATTGTATTTGCCAGTGAAATGGCGCTATCAAATTGCGCACCACATTATGAGTTACAAAACAACCACCGCCCTTGCAGTACGCTATAATGAAAATTCTACTATTGCTAAAGATTTGGCTAAGGAACTCGGTACACCTAAAAATTTGTGTACACATCTAGCTACTATTCTGAAGTGCATTAAACCCTATTCCGCTTTTAACGATTTAAGCCAAGTTGTCAACAATGTTGATGATTTGATGGCTAATTGGGCTGATGTACACAATGCAGAGGAGTTGCTTAAACAATATATTGATGAAATTTACAAATTATATCCTATTTTATTCGTTGTGTTTGAGAAAATAGAGACAGTAGAAGAGCAAATTAAAACAGTTTTATCATATATTAGCGACACCGGTGAATTCGATTTGAATGGCTTTGAAATCCATTTTGATGAAAAGGAACATACTACAAACATCATAGATCACAATGCTGAGGAAATACATGCTAAGTTACTAGAAGAAAAAGCTAGTTTTATAGCTCTTAAAAATATGAACAGTGACTTTAATATTGAAAGTATCAATACAGCAAGCATTGGTGAACTAGTTCGCTATTTGATAATTAGTTCAACCCCTGAAACTCTTGATCGGGACTTATTGGCCCGTACTACTGAAATGCTAGTTCGTCAAATTCACAATTTAAGAGAAAACAACGAACACAACGAGAACCTAATTGCACTATTGTCGGAAATTTACAAACATAAGGACTTCTTAACTGCTTCATACTTAACATCTAATTTACGTGACCGTAACTATGTCATGAATAATTTGGTCCGCGTTATAGCTTTGTTTAATAAACAAATCAATATGCAGGTAACACAGAAACAGTATGAGGCCCGTCGGATTGAAAATGAGCGTAAGAAAGAATCAAAACAAATTATGGAGCAGAATAATCGCATCCGTAAAATGCAACGTCAAAATCAAAATATAGCTAGTGCTATAGTTCATATGGTTCACGCTTGTTTCGCCAACCGTTTTATGTTAAAGAATGAGGCTCAGTTAATAATGCAAGAGTTAACTGGCAATAATTTGGATTTGGACCCCACTGATGCCGAAATGCTACACTATGAAGCGTATCGTAGCGGCCAAGTACTAACTAATAAGTCAATTAAAACCAATTTCACAACACTTTCGACAATTTTATGGACAGGGAATGGTTATCAAACAGTCCCTAGTATGTGTGGCGATCATGAATTTTCTTGTACCGCTTCACATAAACATGGTTATTTTAATTGCACCATGGAGATTAAAGATAATTGGTATACACATGTAGAAAATTGTGCAAAATGTAGAAGTTACTATAAAGCCAACAAACATCCACGTTGTGAGGCTATTTATAGCACCGATGTTAAGCGTTTTCCCACTCTTAGTAACTTTGTTTCTCGTTACCGCAGTTGTCCAGCATGTCTGCCTTGTTCTTCATGCATATCTACACGTGAACCGACTTGTACTATAGCTAGTTATCACGTCGACGATACAGCACATTATAAAAATGAAGCATATCTAACACCACTAAATATCAAGCCAGACAATCTCACTTACAGCTTCGTTAACTCTGTTAGCGGTGATGTAAATGCCATATACAACGGACGCGTGTGGTTAATGCGACGCACAACACCAGCTACCCCACCACCCGCTCGCTACCGACATATCACTAATCTCAAACTTCAACAAGCTGATCCTGAAGGTTATTATTACATATCCGATGTATGTCCCACTGATTTAGCTATTCTCAATGCTATGATCAATCAAATACAGCTTAAACTTCAGGAACATATTACTCTTAACAATCAAAATGACTATGAGGAAGTAACCAACTACATAAGCTTTAGCAACCCTCTTAGTGAAGCTACTTTATCAGATTTACGCAAGAAACACACATATCTATTGATACTACGTCTGCGCCTCGATTCAGACAATTATCTAATGGATGTGGTTAACTATGTTAAACAAAATCAGTTACCAATATTCATAGTCCACGTCTCAAATGAAATTATAGACACGAATCATGCCACCTTATATATAAATTATATGCAGGTTTGGCGCCATGCAATCATTGACAGCAGTAATATAGTTTGTGATATCCTCACTAAAGTAATCAGCCAGCCTATGGATTTTCCACTTGGGCGCGTTCTTTAAGCAGGAATAGTAATGTTGCCCGTTATCACCAACTATGTACTAATACTAAGTATGGTACACGCCACACCATCGATATTTCCTGCAATAAAACATCATTAAGTTATATCGATGAATATAACCAAACCGTCAATGTAAAAATTAAAGAGCATATTGTTAAAGAGTATGAAATTTATGAAACGTTAATTAACCAAGATTCTAACCTCTTTTTAATTAAACACAAATTAGTTCATGCAACTATTCCACATTTGTTACGCTATAATATGACAGCACTTAGTTTTGCTGACTTATTTGGTCTAATAAAAGAAGAAAATTGGCACCCAATATATGACACATTACCACAAGTGACGTATCATAAAATTAGTAATGATCTTCTAATTAAAATTAAATCACATACACCTTCTCCACAGCACACCTGTTGTATGCTATGCCGCCGCTTCCTAGTTGAATTTGGCTTGCTTTTGCATAAACTGAATTATAAGGTATTTGAAACCACCACGCGCCTTTTACAAGGTTATGAATTTGTATTGACAGCAGATAATATTGATCTAAATGGTATACTGGACTTTGAGGATTACATACCTAGGGCAGAATATTTTGTATGTGATGTTAAATATCAACTACGCATTATGCAACCTTATTACCACACATTATATTCTTTCTATGAACATGCGGGTATGTATTTCATAAGCCAGCCCATCTACATGTCTGAAGTGGACCCCAGTCTCGATCTAATTCATCAATTTGAATTGGCAGTTGAGGCGATTCGTGATCTACCATTAGACAGTATTTTTGATGACCAACCATTATTCAGACCAACAATACAACATCTCACACAATACCTTAAATTAAATCTTTATGCTATGGAGCCGGAACCACTTTGGAATTGTTACGACACTATGCATTGCCCTCTTATAGAACTCGATGGAATAGACAATTCAACTACTAACATCATTGTTAAACCAACACGACCTATTCCCGAATACATTGAATTGAATCACAACACCGTCAAAACATTTGATGGTGATATATACTGTAAGTTAAATTATAATGAAATTAACAACCTTCAGGACATACTTTACAGTTTACCACAGAATGCTACAATTCTTGAACTATACATAGTGGATCATCCCTACGAATTGGAATCACACAATCGTATGCTACGCACAAGTTTAAATATTTGGCTACATAATTTATATGACGCCAACGTAAATTTATCACATTTTGATTCAATAAATTACGAAATTTCACAAAAAGCATCTTTCCCCATTGTTGGCACTGTACCAGCAATATTGCTAAGAGACTGTGAAATTTGTAAAGACACAATACCAGACGACCTGAAGGATGTCTACGATTTTGGATCATGTGTACATGCTAAAGCACAATTGTCAGATTACAAAACACCACGTAAATTACACCCATTGATAGAATTTGATCCAGCTTTACTCCGACATGGAGAATTTCTACCAACTAATGATTACGCATACACAATGAAAACTAAACCAGACCACATTATAGATCTTGAATTAAAAGAATATATCGACTCCACTGGTTTAACAGCATTAATTCCACCACTGAACATCAACCCAAGCGTACATGACCCCGAAACAACATTTTCAAGTCCGTATTATATAAAAACCCCATCAGAAGTATCTATACGGGCAGATCTTGAGTTGTTTAATCAAAATACCGCTGGATCAGTATCACCTACAGTCTTTTTAATGGCTATAGAACTATTACATCAACTGCTAACTGAGGAAATTTCCGCTTCAGATGGCAAGCCAAACTGTCCTATGGTACCATCAGAAGTACCTGTACGCAATAAACATAAATCAGCAGGTACACCGTACCGAAAATTTGGTGATTCAGAATTCATGCGTGAATTATATGGTAAATATCGAGATGCTATTGTATATCATAAGCGTCATTCAGCTGATCAGCATCTTACATTAACTATCAATAAGGTGGCCACTTCTAAAAATCACCGCGATCGTACAATCCTCGCAATTAGTATAAACAAATCAGAACCAGGACGCTCACTTTACCGTTGGAATTTGGATAAAATTAAATATACCGCCAGTTTAGGTGGTCCAATTTTAATCGGTTTTACAGCACAATATGGCGGTTGGGATCGACTTTATAAATATTTATATAAAGATTCACCAGCAGACAACCCAGCTACTGCTGAATATGCAGTATTGGGTGGTAAAGATTATCCCAAATGGGATCGCCGTATTTCTAACATGCTACAATTAACAACTACAACTGTTTTATACAGTTTGATAGATCCAAATATGCAGGAAAAATTAAATAACGCTACACCATCACAAACTTGGCACGAATATATGGCAGAAACTACACAAGTCTTATTTGACTACCTCGTCTTTGGCAATGAATTATTTCAGAAACCCGGGGGTGTCACATCAGGTAACAGTCGTACAGCCGATGGAAACTCATTACTACACCTGTTAATTGATTTTTATGCTATAATTATTCAATTAATACAGTCCACACCGGAGAATGTACATTTACATGCAAAGTTACGTAATTCATTATGTAAAACTGTTTTCACTACGATACCCGCAGATTACATAGATCAAAGCTGTGTAACTCTTAGAAAAACTGATACATTACACATAATTCGCCAATCTATTGCCAAAGGAACTTATTTAAGTGATGATGGTCTACTCGTACATGACCCACGCATTATAAGATATGATGATTTTATGTCCATTAGTCATCTTATTAGCCATTATATGATAGCACAAAATAAGCACAAATACCACGTCGATGCTATTAAAAGGTTTGCAAGAGAGTTTTTATCACAAGACACAATACAGTTTGGTGATATGGCTTACCCCATTCCTGAATTTGGACGCATGTACACCGCTATGCTCCTTAGTGACAATAAGAACACTTTAGACCCACAAATTAATATTACACGTCTATTGGCACTATTTTCATATTTGTATATATACTATTTTAAGTATGAAGATCAACCCACTCATCCAATTATAAAATTCCTTGATGCACTAAGAACCTACATAGAAAATAAATTAAATACTACCGATGAAATATTCTTAGATTGCGTCAAAATCCCTGATTTGCAGGATGTAGAGTTTGACCTTAAAAATTGCGACCTTTACGAAAATTTTGACTACTTATGGGGACTTGATCAATCCAGTGCCTATATGAATTACCTCTGTAAATATAAACACCGCTATCGTAATTTATCGCTGTTTAAGCGTCAACTTATACAACAACACGAATTAACTCTATTACATAATCCAACTACTTTAGTTAATAAAGGAAAACTAATCACGTACAATTGCTATGTCTGTGGAGAAAATGCTTACTTAACATGTGCTACATGTGAGCGTGCATTTTGCAATAGTGCAGATACCGATCATGGTTCTCATATTGAACAACATCTACAATATTCCGGGCATACTTGTTTATACCTAAATTGTAAAACAGTAAAATGTAAACATTGCTATACCAACGACATCAACTTACTATATACAACTGGCCGTGAACACTATTGTGAAGCACATAAACCTAAACATGCCGCTCGTATATTAAATAGCAACGTTAATCCAAAATTACCACCCCTCCTTTATTTATGTGTAACTAATCCCAGACCAGTAACATTTTATGAACAATGTTATATAAATTACACTAAAGACCACCCGATGTATGTAATAAGTAAACAACAGTTTATGGGTTTAATTCAAACATATCTACACCAAGATTATACACTACCTATTAATCAATTGGCTAACCGTATTCGGGTTAGTTTACAATTAAGTTCATATGGTGTTGTCAGACCATATCATCAATTAATTATGCAGCTTACAAAATTAGAAAGCAAAGTCTTAGACTCAAGTGTAGTTGATATACCTATCACACTTATCAATTCACAAGAAATTGGTACATACTACATTGAAATACCTCGAGAACATAAATTAGATCAACATTCTACCTATTCCTATTTAATTGGAACCCGCGAGGTTAGTTTTACACCAACTTATTACCGCCTAAGCAGCACAAATACGCATATATGGCAAACTGACACCCAAATCCCAAATTATTGTACCTTTATTCGGCAGCGTCGCCTTAACACCTTAAGCGCAATTCTACGTAACACAACACAACATGTGCCAGAATTTACACGTTTGCTATTAGAATGGAACCAACAATTGCCAATTACAGCAAAACCTTTTGCAGTTTTTAAACCTTCTTTAAAAATACCCGCTCAGCCTAATGTGACTGACAACATTAATATTCTGCTAAGTGAGCTCAATTCTAAACGCTTTAAAATTATGTTTGGCGGACCTGGTACCGGAAAATCACACACACTATCTATTCTTATAAATCATTTACATGAAAAAGGTTTAAGAATTTTAGTATATACACCATCGCACCAATCTGCCAATGCTTTGCTATATAAAATAGCTAACTTAATTAAGCGCCGAAACATTCAAAATCCTGGACTCGTCAGAATTATAACTGATGGCATGAAAGATGAAATCAAGCCACACCCTTACATCACATATCGAACTAATATGCTAGACAAAGACCGCATTTGCGTCACAACTATACAAAGTTTTTCCACTGTACAGCATGTTAAAGATATAGATTTAGTAATTCTAGACGAATACAGTTTGACCTCTGACAATTATTTATTAACAGGACTTTCACATTTGAAACCATCCACACGCGTTTTGTTTTCTGGTGACCCCAGACAACTTAGCGGTGTTGATGAAATTCGAAAACCATTACCAGCACGTTTTCATACTTTGATCAATTATTACACCGAAACATACCCGCTAGAGGTGCATGTATTAAAATACCACTTCAGGTGCCACCCTACCATATTTCAATATTTTAAAGATCTGTATTATGCAGATAAAGATATGGAGTGTGCAACATCTGTAGCCGATCGTATTATACGCCCACTAAATCCAATTAATACAGTGCAAGTCAGCGAGCCCACATATAGAAATCAAGGTGTAATTTTAAATCAGGATGAAACAGATAAAGTCCTCGAAATTTTAGTGTTGGTTAATCAAACACTAGCCCTCCATTCAAGTTACGAATACCAACCCACTATTGCAATTATATGTAGCTACAAATCACAACTTCAAAATTTTATTTCGCTACAGCAACAGAAAATTATTCCTGAATATGTTAATTTAAGTACTACTGATTCAGCCCAAGGAGATGAATTTGATATAGTAATATTATGTTTATCCCAAATTAATAACTTCACTTTGAATCCCAATAGATTCAATGTGGCTATATCGCGAGCTAAATCCGTTTTGTTCATAACTGTACCACCAATTGATAAAAACCCCTCATTTCTTTTCAAAGATGTGTATATGACACTTAATAAACATAATTTAACATATTTTAAAATTTACAACAATAGTGGGAAAGCAATACTATCTTTAGATACACCGACCACGTTAAAGACTAAGGCTAACAAAGCTTATATAAATATCAGAAACCTCGATAAAGCTACTCATACTATGCAACGAAAATTTCCAATAAACATAGTAATGAACGACTATATATGCTTTGATGCCGAATTCTTAAACCCTAAAGATAATTTACAAGAACCAGTAATGCTTTCATATGGTTTTTCTAGTAAATATGGCAAACGACGTATAGCAGGCATTCCAGTGCGCTATATAAAAGACCGATTTGATAAAATCGTACCACAAGAATACAATTATAGGGATAATAACAAACCTTTGACGTCTACATACAATTGTGAATGGATGCGAAAACAATACCCCGACCAATATAAACATCTCTTACATTCAGTAACACAAGGAATACGTAATTCAACGCTTGTAGATTTAAAACCCCTGCTCAATTTTTGTGTCGATAACATGCACGTAAAACCAGTTATCGTAACATGGGCCGGAGCAAGTGACCACTGTTTTCTTAAAGCCAATACACTCTATCCGGACATTTCTACAGTATGTAATATAACTACACGCTGCTCGTCACAACCAGTCTATGCTTCCCCACAAGGCTTACACACATATTACCTCTGCCAATATCACGCACACCATCTGCAAGGATATATTAATATTACTCACTTCGTAAATCTTGAGATCATTGATCTTAAATTAAATTACAACCAATATACAGGTGAGAGAATACTAAATGTGTTTCACAATGAAAATTTAAAGCTAGAACTGAAACTCGAAAATGTGGCGTCTAATAGTCTAACCGACTGTCATGCAAGATACTGCAGAACCGTACATGCACCCATAACCCCTCATGATCCTCTTGATGATTCTATCATGACACAATGTATTTACCAATCTTTTGTACAATTACATCTCGAAGCTATAGCTTATGAACCACAAGCTAACCTCAAGGCTTTTACTTCAATGGGGTATCGCCTTAAAAATTTTAATCCCGAGATGTGTAAACTAAGACGCGAACTACAGCAAGTTTGGTATAAACAATATGTTGACCACAATATAACTCACTGCAATATGGGCTGCGGAAAAGACCATTTAAAACATGCTCTACATAACATTGATATATTACAAGGCAAAAATCCACAAAATAACATGAATACACACACTTGTGATGCAGAAGAGCATATATATTTTGATAGTCATTGGTATAAAGAAGGTAATTTCACCAAACCTTCATATATTTTTAGCGACATTAATAAAGAACACTATTACAATCTAGGAACCACTGGCTTAAGTCTATATTTAAATAGCAAATGCGCCAAATATGTCCACGAATATCGTACTATAAATGGTACTGATGTATTTAAAACACTCTATGCGCAATATTGTGCCTTAGAAAGACAACCACATCAAGCAGCAATAAAACCCAGCTGCTCTATACCAGATTGTATAATAACATCTAACATAGGCGAAAACTTCCAAACTTTAGTTTGCAATGTACATAAGGATCAAATGGATATCATAGGCAAAATCTCACAAGCTACTGGATATGGATATCAATTTATCTATACCGGTAAACACTTGTTACAAAACCACTCAGCTCTATCTAAAGCTCCACATAATTGGGATCATTTAACATTAGAAATTCCCGGTTATAACACACGTAAACAACATTCCGGTCATATGACTACCAAAGCTTTAGGTATACTTCACATATTACAAGATAGTATGTTGTACACCAACCGTAAAACCCTTAATCCTAAGTTACCAGTTATTATGCCTGGTTCAGCTAGTTTTCTGGGCGAAACAGTCCTTGCAAATGAAATGTCTAAATATTTGAAGCAAACAAAATTCATACACGTTGATCCACGCCTAAAAATAGATAACCAAACAACACACTATAGAAAAACCCTAATGGAAATGCTAGACATAGGTTATACAACGGAATTAATAATTTCAGATATCCACAATAATACATCACCATGGATACCCGAGTTAGTCTCTTATACACAGAAATACCTTATAGACACCGGTACTCTCATAATGAAAATAACAAGTCGCGGTGCTACCGAAGACAATTTAGCACTACTTGAGACCCTGTCTAAAGATTTTACATACGTTCGCGTGTGTAATTTAAATGCTGTAACTTACTCCTCCGAATTATGGATAGTCTTCGCAGATAAGCGTAAGCCACCCGTACAAGGCTGGACATCACATGAACTGAAGAGTGAGTTACGAAAGCATTGGTATGCTATGACGCGCAGTATTATTCAACCTATTATGCGCTCAAGAACTTGTGTATTTAGATACTCTCCCAAATAACCACTTCTAGTTAATCCTATTTTATGATTAACTCAAAATGTCAGCTAACGCTTCGACCTCCAATAACGCATCTGCCCAACAAGGCACCTCGAAGCCCCGACAAACTAAAATTTCTAACAACGGTAATGCCCAGGCACAAAAACCTCAACGCCAAGGCAAGCAACAAAATAACGCTAAGCAGCAAAATTCACCTAAACAGCAAAATAAATCACAGCAAAAGCAGCAAAACGGTCCCAATCAGCAAACAAGACCAAAACGCACCCAGCCCAATTCTGCACAAAACATGCAGCCTAAGGCTAAGAAACCAATTGCAACAGGCCCCAACTACACTGAAACCGATGGTAAACTCTACAAAATTGGAAAAGAATTCGATGCTAGAAACCATATGGGATGGAGAAAGAATGAAAAGACTGGATCAACAATCCAGTTCCTCTTTAAACCTAAAATGGCATCCAGAATTGACCAAGTCTATTATCGCAATCAATTCGAAGATCCTGACCATTTCATCCATACTTTCGGTGTTGGCGTATTTGTTCAAGATTCAACCCTTGAGCGTAATGCAGTTTTCAACCATCAAAAACTCACAGATGAAGAAAAAGATGAATATCTACGAAAACTATCAGATGCCTTTAATGCAATCCTCTTGCGCACACGCCAAGCTTTTGGCTCTGGCGCCCTTCCTGCTCTTACTGTTGATGCTGCCTAATGTTAATTGCTCAACCCGTATAGATTTGAGTACACATCACATAGTTTCATATAATAAACCACTAATAGTGGTTGATGATTTCCTGAAGACCACATTGAAATATAATTTTGGTACTGATTTATATAATAGTGCCATAAATTATAAAACATCATTCGAGCAATTACTAAATAATTTTAAAACACCATACCAACCACTAGTTGATGCCTTCCGCGTTTTATTTAGTTATTTAGGTATAGAACCCGTATCACACCCATTCAAAGATTACCTTAATGCTGATTCAGCATGTCCTTTACAAACTACAACTAACACTGGCGATGTTACTACAATAGGAGAACATTTCCAAGCTATTTTGGACGATGGAGATTTTGAATTGGAACCACTAGCTAGTTATTGGCTTCGCCATACAGAAGATATTTTTGTATACACCCGGTCACAACTTTGGGCTTTTATATGTCCTTCTGAGTTTGCACAAGCTAGTATATTTTTACCCAATTATACAGAGCGCATTTATAATAGTTCCACCACTTTTTGTAAAACTGTATATTATGACACCACTATAAATGCCTTTAATGCAGAAATTTGTAATAAAGTAAATTTCATCGTACCAACTAAGTCCCAAAAACGCACTAAACGTTGGGATTCGTCCTACGTATGTGGTTGGCCCCTAGTTTCAAGTGCTGCTAAATTTTTGGGAGGTGAATGTACAACTAATATTGACATTGGTAGTTTAAAATCAAGTCTAACCGCTATTCAAAATTTCTCTTATGCTAATACAGAATTAATTCACGATTTACAATCTCAGCTCAGTGTTGTAAATGCTCGCACTAACCTTCATTATAATCAACTTCAACAACTCGTCTCAGCTATAAATGACCATCAAGCTAAATATGTGAATGACATAAACAATTTAATTAACCACATTCAAAACACAACTAATACATTAGAAAATCGTATTAATGTTAATTCTATCATTATGTCTTATACAAATTCCCTATTTCGTGTATATCAGAATATAGTTGATTATCGCTTCGCGTATATAGAAACACTTAGTTCCATACAACAACACTATCATTTTCCCTCTGAACATTTACATGCTTTTAATGTACCTCTTCAATCTAAACTCAAAGAGCATGGTTTTAAAATACCTATTATAGAATCTAACATCCCTTACTCTTATGGTAAAGTTCGATATCTAAATGTCACTGGCATAAACTTTTATGACCTTGAATTTGATATCTACATCCCTGTAATAAAACTCATTCATGAAAAAGATAGTAACTTCTACCATTCAACGCTTTCAGCGCTCCCCATTGGAATTAATACTTCACTAGTAACTTACAATACGTATCAGGGTAATGCAATTTGCACAGATACATATTGTCTTGAGTCACCTATTAGCGGATTTTGTCGCGAAGGTGAGAGTTACTGGTATTGTGGACAACATTATATTAGAACACTTCATAAAATAACCTCTTTGTATACCAAACCTACTAAATTCACTGAAAGTGCCATGTTTATACCTCCTCATACTATGTACTTTGTACATAATACCACTTATTCATTAAATTATGGATCATCACTTCAAGCACTTGCTGGTTCTATATTGATGCTAACATGCAACTCTACAGTCCAGATCCCTGGTTACAGTTTTAATGCCAACGATTTTGTTTCGTGCACAGACATGAATGTCAATAATGTTTTTATACATCCATCACTACGCGTCAATGATGCAAATTTCTATATACCACCTACTCGAGTGGATTTACTTGAAAAATTATACAAACGCGATATCACACCTATACTAAAACACGTTCAAGCTAATGATTTAGTTATAGATACTACAGCAGACGAAGAATTAAAACAACAATATGAAACTCTTAGAAACGATTTCAATGCTAAAATTGATGCATTGAATATAGAAAATAGAAGAATCCACGCACTAATAAATAGTATGCATTCTATACAATCAGAACCCTCATATATTCTATATATGGTTATCGCAGTAATCGTTTTTATAGTCCTCAAATTTCTTAGAATTTTATAATCATACTACTACTATCAAAATATAAAACCCCCTTTTTATCAACATGATAGTCAAAATTACCATCCTTTTTAGCATCCTCGCTGTAATTGCAGCAGAATCGGCTTCCGATGTGGTTTCACCATCCACTAAGCTATGTGAAGCTAGCTCCACGCAACATTGTACCGCCATGGGTTACGATTACTGCAAAAGCATCTCTGGTGTTCAGAGTTGTTATTGCTCCCATGTACAAAATTTCACAAGCGTTATGGATGTCATCGATAAAAATTTGAAATGCTCAATAACATCTAGCAAATATCTAGACCCACACTACTGGTTTCGCGACCTCCTGGCGGCATGCGTCACACTTTTGGTCATATTCACTGCTATTACTTGGGCTTATCTTATTCCTACTTATGCTAAAATCGATGCTATGTATACGAACTCAACCTCTAAAGGTAAACACCTGCATTACATCCCCCTACTACCACGACAATCTGACGGCAGTTATACGCTCCTCCCCGGACGCGGATACAAGTAAACTGCAAGCTCGTATAAATTCAGACAATCGACGTAGGTGGTTGTTTAATAAACTTTCTAATTTTATCACATGTTCGTATAGGTTAGCTACTTTTTTATATTATATATTTACTGCATTATATTATGGCTTTTGCCTTATAATGTTTTATATACTATGGATTTACTTTACCCAATTAACTAACCAAATTAAACTTATATATCACAACTTTAGTAATCCATATAATTAGGTTTTAAAATATACCACTATAACATGTAACAATATTCACTTTTTACAACATATTTTATTACATCCACATAAAACCGCCTGAGTTTAGTTAAAGCTGTATACTTTACGCCTCATTCGAGGATTCTAGACAGACCATTCTAGACAGCAATATTAATAATCACGCGTTTCCAAACACGCATTTAACACAGCAAAATACAAAAATTTTACCTATGCCAAATGCCAAAGAAATTACAAAACACCTAAATTCACACCACTTTGATATCAAATTATTTCAAAATTTAAAATCCCTCTATACATTCTTAGGAAAGTCATGTTGGAAAGTACGCTAGATCTTGTTGTTGGCAGGAAGCGTAGTGCTCATGTTTATGTGTCCGGCCTCGGGCCTAATCGAAGATTTTTATACATACGGACACAAGGCCTGGAACAAGCCGATCATTCAAGTAAATAACATCCACTGAACAAAAGTTGAACCACTGAATGAGACTAATGTATAGAATAGAGACGCAAACACACTACGCGGGATCAAACCGGAAACCACACATTGTACCGGCCATTCTTTGTACACCACTTATTATAGTTTAGATGTCAGCCATTATGAATTGTTTTGTATTTCTTACCACTATAATCTCGCCTGTAAGAGAGATTGTACGCAATATACAACACATTACAATTCTAGTAGACATTGAACAGCAGGGTATTGCCCGCCTAACTTATAATAAGCCAGTGTACTGATCACTTTCCGTGGCGGAACAACCACCAACACATACCACACTATCTAACATTACATACATGGACAAAACACAACAGCAGAAATACCAACAGACAATTAAGACCGAACACCACTGGTGAGTAGGCGTACTGAACTCCGAGGAGACGTAGGTACATGGAATTGTTATAGACTGCAGATATCAATACATATCTTGTGCGAGAAAATACATTGCGAGAGACGCATTGAGTAGTGAAGCATTAGGCACCCGAAAACGGTTAGGGCTTAGTAGTATGGCGCTTGGCATTACAGGT